TCAGCTATCATAAACCTATTGCCGTCTTTTTTGAACAGATCCACAATCCAAGCAAGAAGCTCCCCAGATTGTTTCATGGCTATCATCATATTTTCCGGTGATTGCCAAGGTATGTCTTCTTGATAGGAATAGTAACTTATCGCTTCTCCAAGGTCTTTACCAGAAGGCTGTCTTCCGTTCTTAAAGAAGTATTCCAGTGTTTTATGGATAACCGTACCATAAGATGTAGCTTCTTGTTTTTCTGTAGACCTTTTACCCTCTACGTAAGTCTTATACCATTTCATTGGACAAGTAAGAAACGTATCTATCTGGGAATAAGATATGGCAAGACGTTTCACACCATTAAACTCCTTATATAGCAAATGTGTTTCCGGGACCATCATAAGTCATTGTCTTTAAATCCTTCCGGGTAATATACGACATACTTCTTACCGTCTTCTGGTGTCATGGCAAACTGCATGTAGTTATTACGATTACGATGCTTGCCATCTAATCCTCGCTTCCAATACAGAATCCCGTCTATCTCCACATAAGACCGTCCGCGTTCGGCTCTAACTACGTCCGTGTGTAGCAGATACCCGTCGGAAGACACGATCCATACTTTATCACCTTTGTTTAAATAAGATATTCTTTTTCTTACAACAACCTTTTTCTTATTATCCAATACAAATTCCTCATCAGTCATACTCTTCATCCTCCTCTTCTTCTGTTTCAAAATCAATTCCATAACACTGATCATAATGCTTGGTCAGTTCTTCTGGTTCTAAATCTTGTCCAAAATCCATGTTAAAAATATCGTAATTAGTAAAGCACTTAAAAGCACTGTTTCCGCCGGCAGGAAATCTATGAATGCTGCTTTTATTTCTTCAATTAGGCCCAAGTGTAACCTTGGGCCATTGTATTTATTTTTTGTCATCTCCCTTTAACTTCTTTAAAGTATCTGCAATCGGAAGCTGATCAATGACTCCCAATGCCGGAGCGACGGTCTTGACAACATTGTTAAGGAAATTACCGGTACTGTTCTGACCGCCGTCAAATACCGTGATATTTCCGAGGTTAATGTGCTCAAATGCCTTAACCTGTTCTCCGGCAATTTCTTTCCACTGATTAACCATCTTGTACTGGATGGCGATCTGAGGATTGGATTCTGCTGCTTCCACCATAGCCTTAAATCCGTCGGCTTCTGCCATCAACGATTTTTTCTTACCTTCGGCTTCTGCCTCCAGCTTCATCTGAATAGCTTTTGCCTCCGCCTCAGCTTTTGCCAAATGTGCTGCTGCCTCTGCCTCAGCCCGGCGTTTGATCTTCTCTGCCTCAGCATCAGCTTGCAAGATAGCCTCTTCCTTCTGGGTTTCAGCCGGCACAATCTTTTCAGCCTTAAGCGCAGCCTGAACTTTCTTAGCCTTAGCTTCTTCCACTTCTTTATCAGCAAGTTCTTTTGCCGTTTTTACAGCCGCTTCCGATTTAACTTTTTCTTCTCCGGCCTTCTTCTCTGATTGAGCTTTGATGATCTGTAATTCTGATACCGATACAGCAACCTCCTTCTGGGCATTGTTGTATCCTATAGACGCATTTTTCTCAGCCTCAGCCTTCTTAATCTGAGCTTCAGAGTCTTGTATTGCTATAGCTGCTTCCTTGTCAGCTTCAGCCTTATTTTTTCCGACTTCTTCCATCCTTTCAGCCTCGGCTTTATTTACTTCAAGTTCTGCCTTAGATCTTACAATCGCCGATTCCTTGTCGGTTAAAGTTTTTGCGATAACCGCAGCCCTGTCTCTATCTGCTTGAGCTACGCCGATCTGTTTCTCTTTATCGGTTAAAGCCAAGGCTATTTCTTTTTCTTTCTTCGTTTCAGCTACTATCGTTTCCTTTTCTTTTTCAGTACAAGCAATTTGAATCTCTTGTTCTTTTTTGGTATTAGCCACAGCCGTTTCTTTCTCCTTCTGCTGTACAGCAATCTTAATAGCACCCAGCTTCTCCTGTTCTTCAATATTAGCCTGTGCCTCGTTCAGAGCCCTACTTTCAGCTTCCTTACCAAGGTTCATAATATAACCGGCTTCGTCTCTGATGTCACTGATGTTGATGTTCAGGAGGTAAAGACCTAACTTGTTAAGTTCGTTATCAATGTTCTTTCTTGCCTTATCCAAAAACTCATCCCTGTCAGAATTAAGTTTTTCGATTGTCATTTCAGCAATAATCAAACGCATCTGACCGTAAACGATGTCCGTAATAAGATTTTCAGTAGATTCGGTATCCATCCCCAAAAGTCTTTCTGCCGCATTTTGCATGATTTCTGGATTTGTACTGATAGCTACTGTAATAGTCGTAGGTACATCTACTCTAATATTCTGAGATGACAAAGCACCGGTAAGCTTGCAATCTATTTGCATAGGCTCCATTGACAAAACATCATAGCTTTGAATAATAGGCAAGACAAATGCCGCTCCACCATGATATAATTTCGCCGATTTCTTTTCCCCACCTGTCTTACCATAAACGACCAAGACCTGATTAGGCTTACATCTACGATACCTTGATAAGACTCCGATGATTGTCAAAATAATCACTACAGCTAAGATAGCTGACACGTACATGATTGTTGTCATAACTTTTAAAATTTAATTGTTGATAAAAAAAATTAGATACTTAATTCTCCTTCTTCATATTTTATATTCGCCTTGTCGCCGTTTTTGTAGGTTTTTCCAGACAAGCATCTTACTCTCATTTGCTCCTGTCTTCCATTTTTCGAAATATTTACCATATAATGGTTCTTCCCTGATCTAAATACTATCTCCACCTCTCTGCCATTCAAATCTTCCGGACATTCGTACACCATTTCTTGCTTTAACTTAAGAAGTAACTTATATACGTAAAACAAAACGATAAAGAAAAACGACCCTATCACAACCCCTACTAAATGGGAACCCGAAAAGTAAGTAGTCCAGCTATATCCAAGAATGAAATGTGTTATGCCCTTGAATGATATGATGTCCGACAAAGACATGCTTAAATCAGAAGCACTGTCAATGTCAATATCCGTATCCAGATCAGATCCTAATATCGACAACAAAAACTGTATAACAAAAGCAAATGACGCTATTAAAGCCATGCATAAAATTATATCACTTCCCATATCCTTCTGTTATTATTTTGTAAACAAGATCAGTCATATCTTTGATGGTCTCCATATCATAATCAATAATAACAATATTGAATTTTTGTTCCACCATCATTTCAAGTACAATTTGATCAAGAGAATCTAATCCAAGTTCTTTAAACGTCACATCTTCTTCATGAACTATATCCATTTCTGAATTAAGAAACTGAGTAATAATTATATCCTCTATTATCTTTCTGATTCTTACTTTTTCCATTGCTTTCTAATTTTGTTAAATAAATACGTTTTTATGTTTTTCAATCTCTCTTTGTCTGTTTCAGAACTTCCGGTAAACAAATAATCCGGATTGCCTTTAGCCGGCGGCGTAGGCAATTTAGATACGGCAAACAACCAATCCATTTCCTTATTCTTCTTAGACTCCAAATAAGGCTCGGTAGCGATCTTAAATTTTTCAGCTATTAAGTCAAAGAGCTTTGAATTTTTAAGGTTCATATGAACTGAAAAAGCCTGAGAAGGCGGTTTCCATATGAAGTTGCATAAGCTCATTGTATAATCTCCTGACTCTGCTATATAAGATTCCGTTACCTGAAGTATGACCTCTTTCTTGAATGAGGTGTTACCCATAAACCAACACAACCTGGATTCTGCTTCTTTTCTGCTGACACCTATGTCTTTTGAATACGATTCGTACATTCCTATCATAATCTTCAACGTTTCCAGAACCTCGTCTGTCATTTCCGGTGTCTCTATATAATTCACAAAAGACGTTCCTTTGTTGGTCAATCTCATCACGCCTGATTTTAATTTCTCAACCAGGCCAAGCTCTATATACCTCCCAGCATCTTCTTCCGGCATGGCTTCGATCATAACCGTATCCTTCTGTCTTATGGCAAGAAGATTAGCAAGATCATTAGGAGTCATGTCTGATGCTGCAAGTTGTCTGAAATTGATGTACATACCTAATCAGCTTTAATGAAAATAACATTCTTGTTATCTTGTCTATCAATATGTTCACATGGACCAATAATCATGTCTGTACATGAACAACAATTGTATTTTTCAAATATACACCTATCGCATGTATCACCTTCCACACATTTTAATCTTACAAGTCCGGCAGCAAATACTTCTCCTACTTTAAATTCCTTCTTTTCCATATTCCCTCCTTGTTTTTTTTAACTGTTGTACCCTTCTTTAATAATCGAATTTCTACCGGTAGATACCGACTGTCGAAGATCGTCATGTACAGAATCTACCGTAGAATACTTGTTTCTGGTTGTAAAAATCACTTCCAGCATCTCCTTGTAATCACCTAAAGCTACTTCGTATCTCGGATCTACTTTGGCTTTTCTTTCAGCCTCGGCATTACTTTTAGCCAGTTCTCGATCAAGAAGATCTTCTTTGATTCGGTCAGCAATCATATCAAGTTCTTTTTTAATAACTTCTCCTGCTGCCCGAAGTTGACCTTCTACGTCACCAAGCTGGTCTTGGACGGTTCCTATTTCTTTCTTTAGGCGATCGTATTCGTTAATCATACCCATATCACCTGCATAGCCGGAAAAGTCCTTGATTATTCTGGTTCCTTCTTTAAGGAGCTCAATAACTCGTCTTTTACGTTCTCTGCTTATTAAAGACGGAAGACGATAATTCATATCCGCCACCGCCTTATCATGTATGGAGTTGATTAAAAACATCTCTCTTTCATCTCCTGCAAACTCAGTAAGAACCAAAAGGAACTTACTTATCAGGTATTCGTTTTCTTCTACTGTAAGTCTCACGTTATTAAAATTTTAAATTTTATTCATTAAATTCACATCTATATTACAAAATGTTTACTCTAATCGGGTTAAACGCAAACCCACTATCGATTATCATGTTTACAAATGAATCACCGAATACTTTTCTACCTATCCCAATAGCTCCATTGATATCCGCATTTAACAACTTTCCAACTGAGCTTTGGAATAATCCACGTTTCTTTCTTTTGCCTAAGTAAACATCATGCTTCCCTAATTTCTCAAAAGCTAAATGATCAACCTTTGATGTATAGGATTCTTCATTAATTTGAAAGCTGATACCTACCAACTTACATTTATAGGATATTTTGTCTATAAGTCTTGAAAAAGGTATTTCAACAAACTTTTGATTAATCTTCTTTCCAAGATTAATCTTTTGTTTCCATCCTTTATTTAAACCTATTACGATACTACCAATGTTGTTAGTAATACAATAATTGACAATATATCGACTAACCTTGTGGATGTAGTCTTCTATCCAAAAATTCCTATAATTATTTAGCTGTCTAAGTCTTTCAGAAGTACCCTTACCTCCAACATAAGACATTAACTTAGCTTTCCTCTTATTGTACCACTGATTAAAAGATTTCATAATCCGCCCGTTTACAATGAAAGGAACCAATCCGGCATTGCTGATACATGAACATAAATTATTCAATCCTAAATCAATCGAAAGAACATTATCCTTATCAAGACTTAGATTATGTTCTTTCTTTTCATAAATTACTTCAACCACATAGCATGTAGATTGTGGAATGATTCTAACCTGACATAATTTACTATCTCCTATTTCAGTTTTAATTGGTTGAATTATATTTTTAACAAAATGAATACAACCATCCTTCTTTAGCCTACAAGCAGAAGTTGTGAACACAACCATGTTCTGTTTCTTGCCTTTCTTGTACGAAGGTAGATGAGGACAACAATTATCGTATTTGGAAGGATTGTTTTCAAAATCCTTCTTGAGTCTAATCCATGATTTTATATTTTTAAAAACTTGGCCAACTACTTGTTGAGAAACAGAAGTGGGCAAATTCCTGAAATCAAATTGATTTTCTCTACAAAGTTTGGTTGAAAATTCATATTCATTCAGATATTCTTTATTGAAGATACCTTTACGCGCATTATACAAGACATAATTATATAGCAATCCTGATTTGAGGCAAATATCTTCAAATCTGTTATCTTTAATAATATGTTTTTCAACCAATCTCATCAATCAATTTTACTATTTGAAATTTCAATTTTATTACCTTTTTAATATACTGACTGTTCTTGATTATCCGTAACGTCTTCCACAGTATAGAGCTTGGGCGGCGTCGGCGGCTGGTTGGGATTCACGAACTTCGTCCCTCCCTCCCCGTACATCCATCCATGCCCTGGCAGAATCTCTGGGTGGATTGTGTTAGTAAGCTCTTCCATGCTAACCTGCCTTACTTTCAGTATATGATGAAACACCAGTCCGGCTGTTCTGAATGATGTTTTGTTTTCAGTTTTAAACCGATCAAGAGTCTGATACCAGTCTTTCCCAAATATCATATACTTATCCAGCCCGTACCTACGAGGATTGTGCAAGCCTATCATTAACGTACATAACTGACCCAGCGTATCAGACTGGTAGAAATCAGAAAGACGCGGAGGCTGCTCTTGTGGGCTTTTTATCCTTCCTTCTATCTCTCTGTTGAATTGGGATATGATGAGGAAAAATATGTTTTTATATACTAATTTAGCCTCATTCATAACCGCCACCAAATCATCTATAGCCGACTTAGGATCTAATCCCATTCTTTTTATCAAAGCAATATGATCGACTTTAAATATTATAAGACGTTTGTCTTTGTGTTTGGTAGCTATATGATACACAGCCGCCTCAAACTCTTTTACCGTACACGGAGCATCGATGTATATTATATTATTCCTGATTTCACCTTGAAGGATTTCAAACATCCTCATCTCTTCTACTGTATTAGAATCTTGCCTTCTTAATATTTCAGGAGCCCGCTTTTTCATATCCTGGCTCATTCTACGAAGAAGAAGATCTTGAGGATTCATTTCGAACTCGCAATTAACAAGAAAATAATCTTCTGCTTGCGGGTTGATCATCGGATTCATCACATTTTCCAATATCTTTTGGGCCACATACGATTTACCTACAGATGGCCGGGCTCCTATGGCAATAGCATGTTGAGGGAAAATACCTCCAAGCAGAGCCTCATCAATATAATCGTATCCGGTTTTAGCGGGGATAAGCTCTCCCCGCCTGTATTTCAAGATATTCTCATACGCCTCTTCCATAACTTGTTTAGAGGTCTTGAATATCCTTCTTATATCTATTTTATTTTTCAGATCCTCTTGCATTTTTGTCACCTTTCGTATCCGATTTGGATCCCCTATTAGCTTTTACTGATTTATACCTAAGACCGTTCTTGGTATGAGAACAATCCTTTCCTTTTCTCCAGCCCTTACCCTTCTTCTTGTCCGTTTCGTAGTTTTTACGACCAAGCTCTCGGCGTTTGGCTTTCTGCTCCGGTCTGGCATTTATCTCCTTGTCCTTTTTAGCCTTTTTCTTCCTGGCTTCGGGATGAGTCCTGTAGTACTCTGTTGATCTGCCCATGTGCTTATATTTTTTTTGATTAATAATAGCACAAAGATAGGCAATTCGCGCCCTATTTCAACCTGCCGTAGCTCATATCAGGATCACACCAGACATACCCATCTTTCTCATCATGGAGATACTCAGGACATCCTCTGCATGCGCTACTTCCTGACACTATTTGATTGTTTTTATTAGGACACTTATCTCCAGGTTTATGCCATTCTATTCTCGAACCTGATCGTTCTTTGTTTACATGACAGAACTGAAATACTTTTCCCATCGTCTTCTCGCCGAACATACCTATATGCGTGTATTCTTCTGGTATAGATAAAAATTCGGATAAATCTTTATACATCCTTTCCCGTTCTTCCGGCGTAGACCATAGTCTATCAAGTTCGGCATGGACTCTTACCTTAAGAGACCTCAGTGATGGTCCTGCAAGCCGGCCTTTAGCTTTTCCCTTATTTGGCCCTGATTCATGAACACCGACATAAGCATTGCATGGTTTACACATCATAACCATCCCTAAGCCTTTTCTGTTATATATTTTATCGGCATTGACCAGCTCGGTTTCCCTTCCGCAATAAGGACAAATTTCGCCTCTTAAAATCCGTTGTTGGCGCTCATTAAGTTCCATACCCTATTCTTTTGTTTTTCTTTAAACTTTTCATACAAACTGCTTTCAGTTTCCATTTCTGAGATCTCTACCTCTACGTCCTCTCTTTTGAAAATTACTTTCTTGGCTGTCGGATACGCGCATTTAGAGATACGAATAGCATTACGAATAGCGTAAACAAAATACGTTTCTGGTGACGATTCGATCACCACTACCTCGTTTAAAGTGTTTTTGTAATTTTCCATATTATCTGCTTGCTTCAATTATATAACCTGGATTATCTTCACACGCCTCTTTGTATTCGATAAGAAACTTAAGAAATGAATCATAAGACCCCCATCCGTTTTCCGGCTCGTATCTCAAAAGACTTTTTCTCTTAGAGATCATAATACATATACCTTTTGTAAGTACATTCTTCATCTCATCGGTATCTATTTCCCTACCCAATTCTTCTGGTCTCCAAACATAATCGTACAGCGTTTCTTTATTTTCCGATACGAATATTCTTTGTGCCATCTTGTTCATGTTGTGGGTGATGTTTGCAACCCATTCACGATCCTCTTCTTTCTTCTTGTTCTTAATATAAACATCCAGGCTCATGATATTTCTCTTTTACCTTGTTATTAATTATCAAATCTGCCACATCATCTCCGTCTCCTACATTTTCAACATTTTGAAGATAGTCTGATACTTTTATCCTTGACTTCATCATCATCCCATCTATCTTTTTACTCCATGTCTCAAATGCTTGTCCTTTGTCCGGAAAAGCTACAGTCTTTCTATCTTTTAAAACATCTATCACTTCCGGCCTTAGATTCTGCAACCCTCCGGTGGCCACAAATAATTCATCTGGTTTATTCACAGCGCATATAATAGCCGTCTTTTCTGATTCCACCAGATTAACCACCTTATCCGGATACTGGCTTAGAAGATGCTCTCCGAACAGGCATTGTCTAAACAAGAAATCTCTTGCATGCAACGAGTGATAAAACATAACATGAGGCCGCTCATTGTCACCGTCTTTTTCCTTCACTCTTTTTACATCAATCTCATTCCCCTGGCTGTCGGTCTTTATACAAAAGTCCATGATCTTGCCGGTTCTGCATACAAAATCTTTGTCTATCTGCCAGAATATACAACACCCTTTCCATCCCCATAAGTCCATTGTTCCGACATGATACCTTCTGAATACATCAGATACCCTTTCTTTTCCCCATAGAGACGATAAAAATCTAAATACGGTGTTTCTATCGTCTGGGACTACAGTCCTCTCAAACTCGCTAAAAGGTATGTAATTTACAACGTCAGGATTTATAGGAGGACGATAAGCTCTTATACACTTATTTCCCGAAATCCAAAGATCTTTGTCACCTACATCCTTACCAGTGGGTCGTTTATCGTAACCGCAAGTCCGTTCGTGATCGCATCTTCCGAACTCGTTTCCAACAACCTGACCTGTTGCCACATCAATATAAGGAGTGAGGCACCGGCTTTTCCCGCAAGCTGGGCAGGTTAGCTTCAGTCGGCTCCTGCCCGGCCTGCGGTCAAGTTGAAACCGAGGTACGTTTTCGTATTTTCTAAAATCAAGCATTTTTAACTCCTCTCATCGCCTCTATGATTCTATCTGCTATAGTTATAGACCATGACACCACATCTGGTACATATACTCCGCAATCTATTTCACCTTTTCTATTTTGTGCTTTAACAAACTCAATAGAATAAGCCTTGATAAGATCGAATCTACGTTGCTCCCAGTCTACATCTTTGTTTTCGTCATTTACAGGAAGGGTATCGAGATAAAAATTTAAACTCTCACTTATCACATTCCCATTATCACCATAGAACTGTATTCTGTCATGGTCGCTTCTTGTAGTTGAGCTACTGAAAGTGATTACGTCTATTATCTCTCCTGTTCTTCTAATTTTTCTTTTCATACTCTTCTTGTATTTCTGACCAATATAGGCATTATTATTTCGATGGTCTTGCCATATTTCTTATGAGATGCAAGTACACATATTGCATATTTATCTCCTATTCTCAAATCTTTCGATAATCTTAATTTTGAACCCCTTTCGATGTTAATAAAACAATCACCAAAAGGGTTGATATGTATCGGTTTTACAATTTCCACAAAATCTCCTTCAGGAATAATAACATCGCTCATATTATAAATCTTTTAGACATTTCCTCTGTAATATCATATACAACCGTATGATCCTCTTCATTGTATGGTTTATTGATATTCAGCACTCCTTTTCTCACTTTAAACTTCTTATCTTTTCTAAGGTGATTCAACATACCTTGTTGGAACACGCAATCCGCCTTTTCAAGTGCTATACTGTCTTCTGTCCATTCTTTCAGCGTATATCCTTTGCTGCTCGTGCTTTTTGGAGAAAAGTTCATAATACGTGCATCAATCCCATACCATGCTTTAACCATTCTTCTTTCAGCTTCTAATTGAAATGCGTATGATTCCCATATTCCCCCTGATTTAAAGTCGAGAATAACCACTTCTTCCTTCTCCACTTCTCTTACCTCCTTCTTCGGATCGCCTTTTTTAAACTGCCCTGTAGCCCTTTGATACACGGCTCCAAAATAACCTTCTTCTTTGTATTTGAATGTCATTTTAACCATCGCATCTATCGGCGTAGCTACCAAATAATCTTCTAATGACAATATTCTTTCAATCATCATCGGCTTAACCTTATACTCCGAACAAAACTTAGCAAACTTCATAACTCTGACAATCATATCATCAAGATCATCTATGCTACCAAAGAATTTGTCAAGATTCTTTTTCGATATCTTCAGCTTGCCTTCTTGTACTGTTTTGATGATAAAGCTTCGATTTAAGACTATATCTCTACCTGTTAGGTACAATCCGTACATATAGTGCATGATCGTTCCCTTATCAGCTTCATACTGTGCCACCTCTTCCGGATTGCGACCAAGCATCTTCATCTCTTGCTTCCATTCCTGAAGTGCGGTCTTATCATCTACATACCCATCTTTGATTAAAGTTGTTACCGAAGCATATATCTTGGCCGTCCCATCATCCATCTTCCTTACATAAAAACGATTATCGTCTAATGTCAATCTTACGAATTTAGGAGTCTCAATCTTCTTCAACTCATCGCAGATATAAAATGGCTCTAATGTTTCCTGATTTTCTATAAACGGATTCGAATCTTCTTCTCCAGGGTTAGGAGCGGCTTCCTCCGCCTGAGCTTCCGGTTCCTCCTTCTGGGCCTGCTCTGGCTCAGGCGCCGGCTCTTCAACTACTGGAACCTGTCCACCTTTTTCTGCTATGTCTCTGTTCTTTATTAAAGACATAACCTCCTTCTTCAACTGCTCTGGTGTTTGGTTAGGATCTGACACCGACATCACAACATCGTTCATTCTAAACAACGTATTTCCTTCTCCTTCTACCATAGGCGCAAACCCTAAATCTGTCAATATTTTTATCTTCTCTTTCATGATCTTCCTCTAATCAATTCTTCTTTAATACAATGTAACACTGTTTCCACTTCATCTTTATCTCTATCTTTCACTGCGATAGCTATATCCTTGCCATAACTCTCTCTTTGTATGTGAGCATAAAAGATAGTTTCATTGTCAGCTTCTATTCTTATTTTATAAAGCTTTCTCATATCTGTCAATTATTTCAATAATTAATCTACCTCTTTCTTTAATCATCCCCCTGCTTTCCATATCCAGCACCTTCTTTACCGCATACTTCCATACAAAAGGAAATTCTGTTTCAAGTTTATCAAATTCCATCCGGTCAAGATACATGTCGAATACCGTATGCTCCGATTCATGTAGAAAAACTATATTATCTCTGCAAGTGGCAACCGACTTATATATCCTTTTTGGAAGTATGTGACAGACGTTACATACTGTAGGAAAATGAATAGCCTTACCAGTCATAGACATTCGAATGCTACCCAACTCCTCCAACATAAGACGAAAAAACCCAGATAAATCCGGGTTCTCTAACTTTTTCTTCTTGCTGCTGTTTTTAATGGATGTAATTCTGTTTTTTTTCTTCGGAGTCAACTCTTTGCTCCTACAAGCCTGGCATAAGCCATGACTTCTTATCATCACTTTTCGTCCGCATCGTTCGCAGACGTATAGCTTCTTTTCCTTGCTTTCCATTCGAATAATAATGATATTATTGAAAAGAACAATCCCGCTGAAGCCAGTAGATAAGGTACGTTCATTAATAATTTAGATACCTCGTCTGTCTTAATCACTATCAGAAGGAAAGCGCCTGCTGAAAGCAATGATATTATCGCCACAACAAGCGCTATGTTGGAAACTACATCAGCCTTACTCTTCACTCTTCTTCTCGCCTAATTTTTCAGCTCCCTTCTGAAGATCGTATTTGAATACATCAATGATCTTCGTTTCAGCAATAGCTTCGCAATTCCAGTCTCCTAACGTGCCCTGCATACCTTTAGTTAACACAGCCTCAGCGTCTTTCGGATTGCCGGCCTGGACATACATATAGCATGGCGTTTTCTTTTCTTTACCTTTCTTTTCATCCAGTGTAATGTAATTCACCTTACACTTATACCAGTACTCAGCTTCTCCGTTGAAGAAGATTTCCGACACTTTAATAGGATTTATTTTAATAATGTCGAACACTTGAAATAAATCCTTGAAAATCTCTAAAGATCTTGATTCTGCCTCTGTATAAGACAAGGCATCTACCAAATACTTTTCAGTTACTTTCTTTTTTTTGCCGTTCTCGATATTATCAATCTCGGCTTTTACCGTAATTTCAAACCAGCGATTCATTGTATTAATATTTAATTAGTTGATTTCTTTCCTTTCTCTATACTATTTTTAAATCTTTCAGAACACCACTGCAAAACATCCATCATCATCATCTCATTATTAGATAAGATGCCTTTTATAATTAACGCCAATTGATGCTGTGACATTCTTAGGCTCATATCAAATCTTCTTTCCTCTTCATTTACTATCGTGGCTACGAAATACTTACACCCCTCTAAGTGCGTCAGGGCTTCAATCATAGCTTCTTTTATCTCTTTTTCTTCCATTTTGTTTGTTTTTTTGGACAAAGATATGTCTTTTGATAATAAAAAAGATTCAAAATGATTTAATTTAGCTTAATTACTACTCTTTTGATTCGTCCGGCATAGGCATGTCAAACTTTTTCCTGATAAACGATTCTGTTTCTTCATTGAATGGATAGGCCTCCTTAATAAAATTCATAGCTACCTCCATATCACCGTCTGCTATATCTTTATACCTTTCAAAGATACCAACCAGGTCATTGTTATATGAACGCTCTTGTTTTATGTTGTACACGTATTTCAACACCCTGTCTTTAATTTCATTGGCATTTTTCAAAGTGTTATTGAAGGAATTTATACTTTCCAATTCTGGATCTTGGTTTTCCTTGTTTACCTTATCAAACTCTTCTTTGCTATACCCCGCTTCCCCTTTAATAGCCGGGCAAACACTTTCTTTTATGATCCAAAACTGTTCATACGATCCTGTCAGAAACCTTGATTCTATTTTAAATGCATTATATTTAACAAGCAAATTAGCCACCTCAGTTGCACCTTCTATGGTTCTAAAACCGATGCCGACATCTTTTAACATAAATACTGGAACTCCCGTTCTTGGATACACGACTTCTTTTTCGTTCTTTATATTCCAATTTTTAGCTTCAATTGGAATACCCTTACCAACAAGCTCTTTGTCTATATACAGACTTATCTCTTCGTCTGTCAATGCCACAATCTCATCTCTGCTTAAATCAAAAACTGTTTTCATTTCTTTTTATTTATTAAATTAAACAATCTACCTCTTTGTTCAGGCTCCGTATATTCCACCCATATATCGGCTGCCACATTTCTAAGAAATTCCATAAAGTCTTGATGATCCCTGTATTCAACAGAATCAACTTTTCTCACAAAACTTAGAATTTCCTTTAACATCTTATTGTTTTCTTCAAGAAGTTCTCTGTCGGTCATGATCTCGTGAAAATATATTATTCAACATGTAATAGGCAGTAAATTTTCGATGTAGGCCCATCTTACGATATGGAAAATTCTAACAGCTATTTTCCAATTAGAGTTATTTGGCCCACAGACAATAGGAGTTCCATCTTGTTTAATAGCAATCAACATTCCACTGTGTTGTGGTGTTTCGCTTGCATCATGCCACGCGCTGCTGATGCTCCATTCTGCACCTGCCATGAAGTCTTCATAGCAATTATCCTTGCGTAAAACATAATCGTCTGCATCCACTTCTTTGAGAACGTTTCGCCGAAAATGTGTTTTACCTATGGTATAATCTTTTGCTGCTTTTTCAATATCTTCTCGTTTCATTTCTTTTTAGTTATTCGTTAAATACAATTTGTTCGATATGTGTATTCATCAATCATATCATTACCGATAATCTCAGGTAGCTCAAAAAATCTTGTAACCGGACAAACATGTGCTTCAATCTCCACACAAAGACCGTCACCCGGTATATAGGCACAACCTACGTTATTATTCCAGTTTATATGCTTTTGGGCTGCTTTAGCTACTTTATCGCAAGCTGATAAGTATTCAGTATATTTACTGTTAGCTCTTTTTATTTTCCTGAATAGTATATCGTTCATTTCTTTTTATATTATTACCAATCTCCGCCATCATTCGGTATTCCATCAATGATGGTTATACTATTTTCAATGTTACTGCCTCCATATTGCGTAAATTCCGGTGTGGGATTATAGTTTGTATCTCCATGCATCATTACATGTAATGTTCCGCTTGCTGAATATATCCATAATCGTTTCCCATCTTTCTTCCATTTTTTGGCAAGCCTCTTAAATGAATCAATTAGCTTGCATTCTTCTTCCGTGCATTCTATTCCGGCTTCTGTTCTGTATTTGCTCATATCTTTTTAAAGTTTATCTATTATTTTGTCACCCATTTCCTGCCATTCATCACTCACGCTTATAACCAATCCTATGACAGTGAATGATAATAACAACGTAAAAATAAGCCATAACAGAAAGCAGATAAAAACACATATATACCTCATGATTTTTTAGTTGTTAGATAAAAGCAAAATCGGTTCATTTGACTCCGCAATTGCTTTTATTTGTTCTGGATTGATAAAACTCTTAATTTGTTCACTTATCTTACAAATAGATTTGATCATATCAACGAATAATTTTGAGGTGCATTCGTTGCATTCCACTTCCATTACCGGCTTATATCGATTTTATGACATACCTGCTACACAATTCAGCCAGTGTGTATAAGTTCCTTTTTCTGCATTCAATCTATCGTATTCTACTTTTTTCTCTCCATTACCATATTCAATTACTCTTTTTAGAAATGGTTTTGCATAAATACTAAAACCGAAAGGTTCGGCATTTAAAGCATCTAAACGAGAAGTTCCATCTCTCCATTCTCCATTCTCATAGTTCCCTGTCCATTCCACAGAGGGGTTAGGAACAATGTCTCCGTTTTTGTCATAGGCAAATAAACAGAGAGTTTCTAACTGATACTTAATAACAGGTACTTCTTCTACTATTTTATAGCTTAAACACCTCTCCAGGACTTTCCTGATTTGATTTTCCAGATCAGAAAGTGATGTGCTATTGAAATATCCTTCGTTGCCTAATCTGTTGACAGGTAATTTGATCTTATAAGAATGAATCTTGTCCACATCTTCTTTTGATAAAGTAGTGGTAAACACTCCTTCTTTGGTGACATTCACTTTAACAGTTACAGATAAACTGTTATTGGTATTCTTTTCCGTTATATTTAGTGTTGTTAATGCTGCCATAATCAAATCTTTTTAAAATCAATTTGAATAAATATAATGCATTCCTGCTTCATATACCTTATGTATATCAGGGTCATTCTTGTCTTCCGGTTCCAATTCACTCTCTTCAAGAGTATAATCCCATTCAGAGTTGTAGTACATATTCTCATTTGTTTTCTCCAAGGAGCAATCTTTCATCAAATTCAGATATTCTCCCCAAACTGCAACTTCCTGCTGTTGCTCTTCTTCTGTCATAAGAGATATTTTGTCTTTCAATTCTTTCCAAGTCATAGCTTGATTTATAAAAGGTGATTACTAATTTATTCCACATCAAAAAGTTGATCCAATACCAATAATTCTGCATTCATATCTTCATCTTTTTGGAAACGAACCTTTATGTTTCCGAACTTAGATGTTTTAAATAAGATGTAAGGATTCATATCTTCGGCAGTCACCGGCTTATACTCCTTAACTTCCGACATCTTGAGATACCAGTCACCTATTTTCACAAATTTGGAGAAGACAGAACACAAATGCGCTTTCACGGACAGTATTTCCCTTTTATCTTTAAAGGGTATAATTTCCTCCTTCCCTCTTATCCTGATTGATAGGAAAGGACGAATGTTGTCTGTTTCATTTTGGAATCTGAAGCCTGTTATGGCTTGCTTTGGGATTCTTCTCCCCATTAATACAAAATAGCTCATTGTTGAAAATATTTAATTAGACATAAATATACAAGTTTTACTAAGATATCCTTCTGTCATCTCTATGAAATTCACACAATCTAATTTGCTTAACTTGTAAATCAATGCCGGATTGTGTACTATGGCTATAATTTGTGTTTGTGGTTTATGGAATGACAATACATTATAAATTTGCATTATGTTATCAATATCAAGATTCCTGTCTGGCTCATCCATGAGAACCGTGTATTCAAAACTGCTTTTTGTTAATGCTATGCGGTTTCTTTTATAATACTTCAACAGGTTATCAATTCTTTTAATCCAAAACGCATTTGATTTTTTCTTGTATTCTACAAGATCTTGTATTGGAAACGTATAATCCTTCTGACTGAACATTAAATTGAAAAGCGATTCCAATGATAACACCACTTTCTCTCCATAAGATTTTCGAATATTATTCACATACAAATCTAAATTGCTGATGTTTTTCAATATACTATCTCGATTCATCTCCGCCGATGGCAATAAACGGAATACTTTCCCTGCATAATCGGATGATATGTCAATCCCATCAAAAACCTTATCATCGTCATCAAATATAGGTGGAAAATCCAGTGCCTCGGTCGGCATTTCAGAGCACATGGATTTCTCGCATAACGCATACATTGATATGATGTTAAGCAAGGTTGATTTTCCGCTACCGTTTTTACCTATAATTACATTCACTCCTGGCTTGAAAATAAATTTCTTGCCATTTTCAAATGCTTCTATATCCGAAACATATTCAAATGGAGTTTTTGTATTGTCTTTTATTTTTACCGATGTTATCATTGTAATTCTTTTTAAAAATCAATTACCGTCCGAACCATGTCTCCGATGTGCTTGTTGCCGGTGCCCGTGAGACCACTGGAGAAGACCACGTACCACGCGACGGCCTGGCTGCTCTCAGTACTGGACCAATACCACGTCGAGGAGAGGGGAGATGCCGAAACATAAGTGAATGCTTTGTTTAGTTCGTCCATATAATGGGCCATTAAATTTAATTGACCAAGAGATGGTATATACTCGCCATCTTCCAGCAGATTTCTCAATTTTGGATTTCTGGCTACAAGGCGTTCCGTATTGCCGCGTCCGTCAATGTCAAACAGCGCATCACATTCACGTTCGTAATATGTCCCACTTCCGGATTCTTCACGGCTATCATCGTCAAGCAATTGTACGATATCATGTTCCGTCAGTGAGATTGCAAATGACATGTATCTGTGCTTCAACCCAATGTATCGTACACAATCTTTGGAGTTATCGCCGGTAAACGGCTCTACATGTCCATCTTTGTAGATTATATACAGTCCATCAGTTGACTTTTTCTTATCCTCTTCGGATGGTACTCTGTTTTCACATGTACATTTCTCACTTTTGGATCTTACGATTATATTCAACTCATTTAATACATGATCCCTGATGACGCTCTCGCACGCTCTTCTTACAAAATTATGATCTCTTTGTTTAAGCTCATCTGTTACCATACATCTGATCCAATGTTCTATCTGATTGTTTCCTCCGTATGTATTAAGCATACACCGTTTTACGAGTTTTTCCAATAATGGCTCTATGTTTTTGATTATATCTTCTTTGGTAAGGTGAAGTTCATTTAATATATAGTTCCTTACTGCCTTGTATTCTTTACTTGTGCTCATAATATACCGATTTAACATTGTGAATCATATTTTCTTTCTCTCCCGCTGTCTTCCCCTATCGGATTGTCCCATCCATATTTTACAGCCGTAGCTTTAAATAGAGGGAGTCCATAAAATGCATAATCATCCTCACTCCAGCCTTCAAGACCTTCTTCCAGAATGTAGTTCCACATCATCACACATTCAAACATCAAACTGGCTGATATTCCTCTCTGATTTAATGCCTTTTCAAAACCGAATCTTACGTCTTCTTCAAGCTGTTTCAGGACATTTTCTCTGGTAAATTCAACTACAGTACTGTTCCACTTTTCCTCGTTGTCATATTCTTCATTCGGCTCCATACCGAAATCCTTTATCATGCTATATGGAACAAATTTAGCCAGTCTGTTAAAATCTCTACCGTCTAAACATTTTGATGTTAATTCTTTAAGTTGTTCTAATGTTTTCATAAGCAATTTTGTTTTATAGGTTAATCCCATCCTCCAGTAGCATACAAAGATACATCTTCCTCCTCTACATTTACACCTTTAAGAGCCTGTAGAAGTTTTTTCTTTGTCTCCCGGCACATATTGTAACCATATCCTTTATACCGATATGAGCGTTCCCATGTGCTTACTGGAAAAGGAATATTTTCATCAATGACCAGTCTCTTCATATGAAGATGTTCGAAGAATTTCTCATGGTAGAGTAGTTTGTACTCGTATGCTACTATACTTGCAGATGAGAATGGAAAATAATCATCTTCCTCTTCTTCGTATTCCTCTTCTTCGTATTTAGGCTCCTTGTAGTAAGCCATTTTTGCCACAGTAAAGTCGAAGCTCCTGAGAATCTCTTCTGGCTTTCCGAACTCTGACTCTATGAACTCTACCCATACCTTTTCTCCCTCTTTCTGGAATGCGCATACCTTCTCATTCCTGTACTTAAATTTCCATCCTTCTTTCTGATGTTTTTCATCATTGAACAAATCAACAGCTTCCTGAAAATCGTCTTCGCTTTCAAAGAAAATATCAATATCTTTTACTTTTTCTCCGGAAAGGATATTCTTAAAACATCCACCAGCTATGAACCCCTTGTGACCTTCCATATATTTGTCAAGCCATCTTATTTGCCAGAAATTATCTGGAGTATCTATTATAAAATTGTTCATATTGTTTGTATTTTACTGTCACCAAGCGAGATAAAAATTCCGCTTTACTATAACACAGTGGGTATAGTTATCCAGATCAACCCCATTTTCTTTGAATGTATCCAGAACCCTCTTTTCCACATGTTTCAATTTTACTATTATTCCCTTCCTAAACTCTTCTATTAACTTCCCGTTACATTCAATAGGCCCAATAAAACAGTATCTATTCGAAGGACTGTCTGATATACAATATGTCTGACATCCTAACATGTTGCTTAAAATTACTTCGTTCATAATTTCTCTATGATTTTAATATGGCGTCTACAAACTCCGTTATTTTATCAACGGATTCTTTTGATAAGGTATATCTTCCCCAATCCCATCTAAAATGTGCTTTTGGGAGATTTTTAGTAGAATATTTTTCATTTCCGTCCTTGTTAGTCCATTCGTAATTATCCTCTGGATCCGCCACTTTTATCCCCGATTTAGGTCCGTTACGAAAGCTATATAGCATTCTTATAACCGATTCAAAATCCGAACCTATATCAAATAGCATATGATACACCTTGTTTATTAAAGCCCTATCAGCTTGTTCTCCGAAAGCTTCTCTTCTCTCATTTCTCTTTGCAAGGAAATCATAGAATACACCTCCTATCCTTCCAATAATGGTATCATCTCCGTACTTTGTGCTAATTTTATCAGGCATTTCGTCGAAGATAAGGAACTTCGATTCTCCTGACTCTACTAAATATAATAGCTTCATGATTTATCTCTTTAGATGTGAGTTATGCTGATTTGTATTGTTTTCGTCGTTCACTATCTGACTAATATACGACCCTGGCCACAGACGGCCAGGCCGACCTCATGGCAGGGCAGGCGCCGCCTTACTCTGGCTGTTCTACCCACTCCTTGTATCCTACATTAAAACCAATAGGATCATACCTTTTGATCATAGTGCCATAATTCTCTCTACCGCAATACCTGTTCTTTCCTCCAATGATCCATCTCTCATCGTCTCTATCTGGAGATATTGAGTTAAGATACTTCTCATAATCTTTTCTACTCTTTCCCATCTTTGTCTTGATTTAAGCAATAGTTAATAAAATAAGCAACCTGTTCATTTTCCCCTGTATTATCATAATCACCTAAAGTCATATCATCATAATCCAGCAGAACTATACGAAAATCGTTTTTTTTGACATACACTTCCGTTAAATACATAGGAATCCCAGCAATTTCTATTATCACCGGAAACTGATCGTCAAAGTCAAATACATCATTAGTTTCTTTAAATTCTTTAAACTCTTTAAATTTTAGCTTTATAATTCCATTGTTTTCTGCTAATGCTTCTTTGATGTACTTTAATCTTTTTGCATTCAGATCAACCTCCGCTTTTTCTATTTCTTTGTACAATTCATTCAGATCCATATTCCACTATATTTATGTTGTCAAATTTTTCTTTTATAACATCCAAGGCGCCACACTCGTTTGTTACCATAGCATACTTTCCTGGCTTCATTCTCCACAGATTGAAATACCTTGTCACATTTATAATGTTGTTAAATAATGATATTTCGTATCTTGTATTCCCATTTACATCATGTCCAGCTTTTTTAAAATAACATAGGGTCGGCTTGTATTTGAAATAATTAAAAAGCCTATACCATCCCTTTCCGTTACATGTTTCACGATTCCATATTCCAGTAAGCTTCCTATATCCCCTTACCGGTATTTTCTCTATTTCTTTTGGTACAATCTTGACATACTCTCCTTCTCCGATTGGTATAGTCATATTACCTGCCTCTTCCGTGCAAAAGTATTCTATTTCAGATGCCATTCCTTTATACACATAGAACCGGTATGGGTTCCCGTCAGGGTCTACCCGATCCATATAGTATAATATCACTTTGTCTACTTTTATCTTTTTCATTCCTTTATTCTCCTTATCTTTAAATCGTTATTCCCACAGTATTCCTTCAACCAACTATCCGTTAGATAACGATTAACTCTATCGTATTTCTTTTTCGGACCCTTGCTCCAGAATTTCCATTCGTTTGTGATATTGTACCCATATTTATCAAACCAATGGATATAATACACTACGTTACCGTACAAATCCACTCTTTTTCTTTCCTGTATGACTACCTCGTAAGGCATCTTCTTGCCTCTTTTCTCCATCTTTGTCCTCCTTTCTTGAATAAAAAAAACGGCACCTATCTTCGCAGACCAGTGCCGGTAACTAACTTACATGGAAAACTATTTTACTTCAACTAATTCTACAGAGCTGTAGAATTTAGTGAAGCTACCAACAAATTCTCTTATATTTTTATATTCTTCTGGTCGTTTTCTGTTACCGTCTTTTATATAATTTACCCACAGTCTATCTTCTATGCTCTTAATCGCATTTTCTATAGTAAATTCGTCGCTGACACACATTAAACACGAAGATCCGGTTTTCTTATGTGGTTTATACACCCTTGAAAAAGACCACATTTTTATCCTGTCGTATATATATCCGTTGTTTGGATAAACGAATCCTATCCGGCTGTCACCTTCTTTGGCATAAAATACACCTGGCTCCTTCCCGCCCTTTCTATATACTACGAATCCTTTTTCTTTTAGGATCTTAACCACTTTATTTAATTTATTTTCTACGTTCATTTTCATGCAAAAATTTAAAAACGACCTTCATTACATTTCCAAAGTTCTCCACCTTAACCCACTCGTGAGCTACTGCTCTAAGTACGGATGTTTCGTATGTCGGAATATCGTCTTCTTCAACCACCTTACAAGAAGCCAGAACTCCTTCAGTCGGCTTTAGTCCGAGGTCATGCAGCTCGCAGAGACCGCCCGGCTGGCGGAATGCGCACCACCCGTCTTTCTTTGTTGGCTGGATCATCGCTATTGGTTTTTCTTTCACTGCAAGATACCCTACCATCCACATTGTTTCTTTTAACCTGTCAGCGTATCCGGCATCTATGATAGCCTCTATGTCTTTTGGCGTACCAATACAAGGAACTTTACACATGTTTTTACATTTATCACATGTACAAGGTTGCTCCCATCTGTTATGATCTATGCCTACCAACTTCTTTATCCGTTCTACTTCTTCTTTCATATTATACTATCTCTGTTAGTTTTTCATAATACAACTTCATTTCCGGTGAAGCATATTCCATGAATGCCTCAAATAAACATGGTACTTCTACTATCGCGTATATAGCGCACCCTTTCATCGTTGAAAGCTGTTCAAGATCATTACTGTACAGGCACGTAACATAAGCACCTACATTAAATACATGTAAATCTATCCTTACGTATTCCATACATAAAGATAATGACTTAAACAAATCCTTTACATCATTCTTATCAAAGAGTTCTACAAATTCTCTCAATTTCATCTTACTACCCTTTCCACGTGTTTAATTAATACTACTGCCATCCCTTTGCCGGTTTTTATCGCACATTCCGATCCTTTTATCCATTCTACACATCCTACATACTTTTCTGTAGAATGAAAACCTGGATTGTATTTCCCGGATGTACTAAACTCTACCGTATCCCCTACCTTCAGATCCTCAAAAGCAATAGCCCATGTGGTCCAAATTCTATCATGTCTTCCAGGCTGAATGGCTCCGATTACGCCTTTCTTACGACCGTTTTTTATTGCCTTTAGTATTATCTTTCTATCACCTTCAATAAGGCTGCAAAAACGCCCATAAAAGGTCAAATCAACCTGTTTTCCTCCTATTTCTTCTCTTATTTTTGTTATTCTGTTCATTTTCTGATTTTGTTTTATTTTTTTCTTTGTTTTTTCTATCTTCTATAGAAGATGATAATAACATTATCTTTTCTATGTTACTTTTTGACTGTAAAAAAGAATCGCATTTCATTACTACTACGATCTTCTTAAGTTCCCCATTATCATACAGCGATACACGCATCATGTTTTGCGCCTCGTCCACTATCAGACCTGGAGTAGTCTTAGCCATTTTGCGTAGCTTATTATACTCCGGTCTTTCCATTTCCTCTGTTTATTACTCTATAGTATTTATCTTTATCTCCCTCTTCCAACTTCTCCAAATAGAAAATTCCATCATGCAAATGAGACAAACAAAACCTGTATCCGTATTTCTGCGTTCTTCTTACATGATCCCGCAATCTTATCTCTTCACTTTTGTCTTGTACTTTGATTTTAATACTGTCTCCTTCTTTGATTGTGTATAAAATAGTTTGAATCTCTTCTTTTTTCATCTTATAAAATATTTTAACGGCAGCACCTATACTCACGCACCACTACTGCCTTATGTTTAACAATTAAATACTTAACTCTTCAATGGTCAAGCCTTTTTCTTTTGCCCATTTTAACATCGAGCATAATTCTGTTTCTGATTTATATTTCGGATCACGCCACGCCCATCCGAATTTATCCAGGACATGATGATATAATTCGTCGGCCTTTGCCGTGTAAATGTCTTTGAATAAATGCTCCGAACCTTCCGGTATAAGCATCTCTGTTGTTGCAAAATCGGAATACGATAAACATCCGTAAGCATATTCTGTTATTTCACTCCACGCTTCTCCGGCTTTAAATCCAAATTCTTTTACAAAAGCCAAAGTTAGATACATATTTAATAATATTGTTACATCATATCCCGAATCTGACTTTCTTTCTATTATTTTCTTTTCAAATTCCTTTAAATCTTCAGGTCCTAAAAAGATGTATCCTGATACCGACCGATAATTAGCCTCCGCATACTTCTTGCATTTATCATCATTAACAATCTTACCAATGTTAGATAACATCTTTTGCCTCCATTCATCACAAAACTCTACCTCTACGTTTATCCAATCGGTACCATAATTGTATTCTTTTGGATGTCCGACCGATATTACCTTTATGTTATTCACACCATATTCATAAAGGCGTTCGCCCACCTTATTCGCCCATTCCTGTACAAAAGGAATAAACTTATTGCAATAAGAATCAAAATCAAAATCTAATTCCTCCTCATATTCCGGCATCTCTTCATAATCTTGTTCAAAGAAATAGCGAGGATCTGCTATTGTTTCATAGAAACTTACGTTAATGAAACAAAATTCGTTGGTTGTTGTTTTTAATATCATAACTTTTTGTATTTACGTACATTTTTCTTGCCATAGAATCTACACATGGCACGAATCTGACTATAAAATACTTTTGTCCTCCTGGCCTCAAAGTATTTAAACATTTCTTCATTCTTTGTCTCCCACACGTAATCCGTTTGAGAACTTATGTGATTTTTATCTTTGCGTGAATAATGGTAATATGATACCACAACACGTTTCGCACCATTCTTTACAGGTACGATATTCACATCTATGTTATTATCTGTCATATTATTATTGTTTTATGTATTATACAAATACAAAGAGCGCATACCTTCACAGGCCGGCGCTCCTTTCAATAAAAATGAAAAAACTAACATTACATAAACATATTGTTTTCTGCTCTTTATTACAATACTTTTGTTCCGCAATTATTATATCTTCCGTACTCTTTTTTCGTATCATTCAAGATTTCAAAAACCATCTTCTTGTGATCTTTGTTTGGTAACTTGTCTTTAACGGCCGATATTACACCCGCTATAGACGTAAAACCTGAATCTGTTATTGAACACAGCAATAATCCCCTTTCGTCGTCTGTGCTTATCGCTGACGCCTTTATAATATCATTCTTGTATATTCTCATAATCTTTCGTTTTATTATCTACAAACTTATCTATATCGTCTCTTATTCTTTTTAGCACTCCGGCTATAATTTCCGGCATCTCTCCTTCGGTACGGTTCAGAGTTTCTATCACCCCATCAATCCTACCAATTTGACGCCATAAGAAATTGGCGTCTTTCGTATTAAATTTCCCCATCATGTTTTTACAGTAAACAACTTGCTTTTTCAAACACCAGTCTTGCGATTCTGA